AAATTTATTTGCTAACAACTAAACCATATTTTGATTTATTTAAAAAAAATCCACATATTTCTGATGTTATTTTAGATAAGCGATTATCAAGACTAAACCTGATTTATTTATATTCATTAATGAAAAATATAAAAAAATATAATTTTTCTAAAGTTTACGATCTACAAAACTCAAGTAGAACAGCTTTTTATAAAAAAATTTTAACAATAATTAATATAAATAATAACTTACCAACGTGTTTTGTCAGCCCAATAAGCCGCACTCACTGGACCTTTCTTAATAAGTCTTCTAAACCTAGCCTTAAAAGCTGCTCTTTTATCTTTATCTTTTTGCGATTCTCCTTTTCTTGGAGGTTTATTATCAGCACTTTGCAAACCAAACCTTATTAACTTTTCTTTACCACCAACTTTAACAACTACTGCACCAGCTTTACCTGATTTATGGTTTGGTGTTTTTATTGGTTGATTCAAACCTTTAAAGACATGACCGCCTTTTTTTATAGTCATTTGCCTTTCCTTCTCATTGCAAGATTATGAGCCTGTCTAAAAGTTATACCCTCTCTCATCTTGCGTTTCATATAATCCATATGCTCTTTTGTGTGATGAGCTGAATGTTCTTTTAATTTATTTTTTTGTCTTGTAGTTAGTTTCATCTTTTTTTAGGATTTTTCTTTCTATTTTGGTGTATATCAATATCTGCTTTTCTTGCACCACCTCCGCTTACAAAACTACTAACACGACCCATTGACCAAGCTCCTACAGAAACATTTCTTGAACCAGAACTTAGATAAGCTGCAACACCTCGAGCATAAACTTTATTTAAGTCACCGACAGTATAAATACTATTGTCTGCCTTTTTTTTAATTATTGCGGCTTTAGTAGACTTACTTTTTGCGCTTTTTCTTTTTTTTGGTGCCATCTTGAGAAACTCTAAATTTTGAAATAGCTTTTAAATCAATTTTTTCACCACGTTTGTAGGCTGCTGCTGTTCTTTTTATTTCAGCTGCCTTCGCAGTTTTATTTTTAGCCCCAGAAAGATAAACTTTAGGTAAACCAGTTTTTTTATCTTTTGGTCTTCTCCTAAACTTTTTTGTCACTTTTTAGTTTTTTTCTTTGTTGCTGGTTTTTCTTTTACAGCCTTTGGTTTTGGCTCATCATAAGTTTGAACTTTAAATGTATATCCCATTACTTTTTGCCTCCTTTCTTTTTCTTCTTTGTTCCTTTGGGCTTCATTGAACCATAGTGTGAAGGCATAACAATAAAAGTAGCTGTTTATATATTACTTCCTTTTGCGTTTTCTGGCTGGTTTAGATTTACTAGCAGAACTTAAAGCAATGGCTACAGCCTGAGATCTAGACTTACCCTCTTTCATAAGCATTGTGATATTGCTAGATATGGTTTTTTGAGACTTACCTTTTTTAATTGGCATTAGGATATTTTTTTATTAACTCTTTTAATGGTAGCTCAGTTCCATCATCTTTAATTATTAATCTCAAAGCCTCTCTAGGACTTTTATCTTTTTTTTCAATTAAATAATTAAAAAATCTTTTTTTATTTCCGAGAGCCTCTTGTTGTATTGAAGGATTATCTTTTAACCAATTAGCATAATTTACACCTTGAGGAACTCTACCTGTTGCACTTGGCCTTGTATCAGGAAATTGTTTTCGGAGGTCATCATCATCAATGATGGGAACAGTAGTTGATCGACAATTAAAATGTTGTGGTGGCATTGGACCCTCTCCATATCTAAAAGTTCTTCCATCTAAACTTCCACATATTGCACTTGTTCTAGAATCTAATGTTGCAACATATTCATATCTTTGCGTAACATTTTGATTTGCTGCATAAGTTTCTTGATTAACAGAATTTTGTACTTGATTAACAGAAGTTCTTACAATCGTCATTACTTGATTGTTTGCTAACCTCATGCCATCGCCTGCAGCAAGTCTTTGTGCTTTTGCTGTCATTTCTTGATTGGCACCAAACTGTAATCTACCTCTTAACCTTTTTGCAATTTTCTGTATTGACTCGCCTTCTGTGATACCAATACGAATTTGACTAGAAATTAATTCTGCTTGTTTGGTGGAAATACCACGAAAAGCTTTTTCTGCTACTTGACCACTAGGTAAAGTTATTGACGAACCTTTAGCTGCTGTTAATGAAAAAGTTCTTTGAACAGTAGATTCCAAGTCAGTTGGTAGTGTCAATATATTTACTTGTGTAGGATCTGTAAAAACAATACTTTTTGCAAAATCAGGTGATATTTGAACACTATTAACACCTACAGCACCTTTGGGTAAAACTCTTTTGAGTTGATCTTTTACAAATTCTGTCTGAAACACAGCAAGTCCTTGTAATTCGTCTGCTAAATAAACTGAACTTGAGTTAGACCAAGTTTCAAGACTTTCTTTCATCTGTAATAACATTGCTCTAATTCTTGCAACAGTGGCTGGTGCTGTTACCTCATCTATTGTTGCTAATTTATTTGTTAAATCTAAAATTACATTGTTGTAATTAGTTACAATTCGTCTTGCAACTTGATTACTGTAACGATTTAAGTCTATCGCCTCTCTATAAAAAGTCTCTGGTGTCGACATAGATTACTCTTCATCTTGCTCTGTTTCATTGGGTTCTGATTCTGTTAATCCACCAGTTTGTGTACTTTCAATTTCTTCTTCTACATCAAAATCATCACCAAGTATTTCACCAGTTGATAATTGCTTAAGTAAAGTTTCTTGTGAAATAGTTCCTGCAGTAAATAAAGTTAGTAAACTGGTAATTTCCTGTGGTTGTAGTCTTGCACTTACAAAATCTCTATTGACGTAAGAGCTACCTGCATTAGGTTCATTTAAATATTCGCTGTGAAATTTTAGGCAGTTATCTATCAGGTCTTGCATCTGCTGTGCTATAACCATCATGGTCGAATCATTTTGCGATCTATCTATTTGCTTGGCCTCTGCTGTTTCTCCAACTAACTTCTGCCCTAATACAGCTGCTAGTGATAGTGTGTTGATTTGATCTTTAATATCACTAAGTCTTTGGAACTGGCTATCATAACTGTCTCCAGATGGACTAATATATTCCATTCTTGACTCTGGTGGAAGAGATAAAGCCTCACTTGGTCCAGTTGTTATTTCATCAGCATTAGGATATCCAAAGACAGCAAGTAATGGTACAGAACTAATATGTAAAATATTATCTAAATCAGATTGTATCTGATAATGTTTAAGATTTAGCTCTGCAATGTCATATAGTGGGCTGCGGCTTTCGTAGTAGCCGACTCTGTTGGAATAAGCAATAGCAAAGGGAATCTTATCTCTAATACTGGTTTTACCTTCATCAAATAATCTATATTCACCTTTCTTTCCATCTTTTCTATGAATTTCATATCTACCTCTCTCTAATACTCTAATCTGTTTGATAACCTTGTCACCATACTTTCCATCAGGCTCTACTACTTGCTCCATTAATCTCAGTTGGGTCAACTGCCTAACACCTTCTATGATTTCAGATCTAAAACCTAAAATATCTTTGGGTGTGTAAGTAACCCAATATGGCCTAGTTTTATCTCCCTCCTTGGGAGCGTCTACTAAAACACCGACATGACCGAAGCTAATAGCTTGTCTTGCTGTCTGGTAAAGCCACACATTGAGATCATTACCCTCCAAATCTACATCGAATAGCTGTTCTCTTACTAAGTCCGATACATCATCTAGTCTTACTGGTTTTCTAACTAGCATACCTGAGAGCATTTTTTCTATACGCTGCAAATATGGCACTACAGTAGATCTGCTTAGTCTTACGTCATAACTATCATCAGTTTCTCTAGCTTCCTGTGGTAAATATTTTCTGTGTTCACTTCTAATCTTATATGTTCCTTCCTTCAAATCTGTTATCAAATCCCAAAACTGAGCCATGCGTTGATAGGCTGCATTAGGGCTTGCAACTGTGCTAACAGCTTGTGTTATGGGCTGGTTGTAAATATTTTGTGAGCTATACACAGTTTTGCCTCAATACTATCATGTTCTTAATATATTCTAATGCCTGTAGGTTTGCCCGCACGTGCAAATAATGGGTTAAACTCTCTCCAAACTAAATAGCCCAAAGCGTCATTCATATGGTCATAGCCAGCGTCTTTGTCTGGTTCGCCCTTATCTGTATAACTCTGTAGTTCAAGACACTCAATCATACGTCTGCAACTGGCATTAATTTGTAAACGTACTTGCCCTTTTCCGTTGCATAACAAACCCTGTACGGCAGAAACCCTATCTCTGATTGCTGGGTTGCTTTTGGCTGAAAGATTAATAAAGCCATAGGATTCAAGAATCTGTATGTCTGTTTTTGCTGCATTAGTACTACGATTGCCACCCGATGCATCTGGGTAGACGTAAATCTTATTTGAAGGATATCTACGGTGTATTTCCTGTGCAAGTGCGTCTGTATCATGTGCTGACACAATCTCATCAATTATTAACAATTTTTCCCCTAATTTAATTCCTATTACTGCGCTCATATTTCCAATATTAAAGTCTACCCCTATCCTTAATGGCTCCATCTGAATACTTGGAATAGTATCAACAATGTTATCTTTTCTTACGAATCTGTCATATACCTGACCAGTTGTGAGGTTGGTGAACTCTCCATTAAGATAAGCCTGCAACATACTAGGGTCGTAGTTTGCTTGCATTCGCTCTATAAAATCTTCTGGTAAATGTGGATTATCTTGCGTTCTCATTCTTATAAGCTTTCGATCTGTTCTTTCCTTCGCTGTCTCTGATCCGAATGTATTCCACATCCATCTGAAACCCTCTGGTGTGCTTGCTGCACAAAACTGTCTCACATTACCCGACCTTAGCCTACCAAGAATTTTTGGAAATGCCCTATCACATACAGATGGGGCTACAGTGTCTATTTCATCTGCCAACACAAAAGCCAAATTTAAACCGATTATGCGTGACCAGTTTTCAAAGCTTCTACAAAGTATCTTTGTATCTCCGTCTGGTAGATGCAATATGTACTCAGGTAATGGACTAGCCCTGTATGAGTAAGGTATTTCATAATGTTCCAAGAACTGTTCAAAGTCATTTTGCCAAATATCTCGAATCAATGAACCAGTAGGCTCCATTACTGCGCCTGTAAATCCTACGTTAAGTGCTGCTAGTTTCACACATACTGCACAAAGCGCTCTAGTTTTACCCGCACCATAACCAGCTGATAGTCCTAGTATTTCAGTATTGCTGTTATCAAAGAACTCTCTTTGTGGTTCGTGAAGATCATTTCTAATATTTGCCAAAAGTTGTTTTATATCAATCGAAACTCCACTAGTGCCTGCAATATCTAATACTGATCCTTCTCTGGTTAAGATACTCATGTTGTAATTTGTGCAATCTTTGCCATAGCGTTAATACAACCCAAAGCCACGTGTAATTGTCCATTGTTTCTTGCCTCTTTTTGTAGGGTAGAAAGCTGACTTAAAACATCCGCGGTAAACTGCCTTCTGTCGATGTCAAAATCTTTCTTGAGAATGATACGGGCGTCTGCGATGTACTGCTCTGTCTGTCTAAGCTTCACCCCCCACTCAGCCGCGGTATATTTTATGATTTCTGAGCGCGTTACACCACGTGCAAGAAACGCTGCGATCTTGAAAGTTCTATAATCTTTTTCTGACTGTGTAGCCTTCTTTTTTTTCACTATTTTTCTAGATTGTGAAAGGAATCAAGCGCGTACCAAACATGAGAATTTCTATAGCCTCCCTGATGGGTGGGAATAATTGGTGTAACTCCGTGCCTATTACGCCAAGCTGGATATACCAATAATGAGTTATCGGTCTGGTCAAACGTGGCATTGTAATCAGGTACGTGTAAGTTACCTCCCTTACTGTTACGCCTTTTAGTAATTATCATATTTATAGCACCTTTTACATTGGCGTGGTCTTGGTGAACTGGTGCGGATATGTTGCAATTCGAGATAGTAGAACTGAAATTATTAGCGAAACGCCAGTTATCAGGTATTCTTTGCTTGATTTTAAATAAATGATTTTCAGCAACTGTTGGAATATATTTTTTTACTATTTCAAAAGATTTGATACCCGCTGCATACATAGCTTTTACAAAAGTATTAGCAGACTTCACTGAATGTACAGATGACCTAGAGGCGTATGGCCTTCTCATGTGTGGTTTAGGTGGACAAGAACCTAAGATAGTTGAATACTGCAATACTTCGGCTTTTTTATTATGTAGGCCGCTAGACCTTTTCATTTCTGATTTAGGTACACGCTTCGTATGTATTTCTCTATCAGCTATATTCACAAGGTTTTGTAAATCGTCTGGCAGAGTTTTTATAAACATGCCCACAGGAGTACCATCTGGGTCTATTAAAATGCAATCTTCAAAAATATTAGGCTCAAAACCACCTACACTATCACCAATTTTCAAAGGAGAAGTTACAGGCTTCAGGATTAATTCAGGTAATTTCATCTTTTAAAACAATAAACCATTATGCAAGGTGGGAACCAGCTCTCACCCCACATCTGTATATCCCTATCTTCATAATGGATTGTCTTGTATGGTGCTTCTACTTTGTACTTCAGCTTTTGCTTTTCTATAACCTTCCATATCTTTGGTAGCATTGGGTCTATATCAAAACTCCATTCATAAACCAGCTTATTAAAGATACTTTTTGTGTGTGTAAGTATTGGTATTTCAGCGCCCTCTATGTCCATCTTGCAGTTATCAGCTAATACAGCTTGTTCATCAAAGTTGAGACAAGGTACTTTTATAGCCTTGTTACTCTTCTTTTTCATTATGGTATTGCGCCAGACATTGCCATTTTGGGCTATTGAAAGTGTTGTATCTTTCCTAAAATCATGCACTAATGCAGCTTGTTTAATTGTTATTGCATTCTGAAAACCATTTAATTTTGCATTTTTTTCGATTAAATCGCAGTTGAATGGGTCTGGCTCGTATGTAATCACGCTTGCACCTTTTGATGCTGCTAATAGTGAAAATGCACCTACGTTACCACCGCAATCGAGCCAAGTTTCATTATTAAGAACTGCCATACCTTTTTTTAGGTACGATTGATTAGAAAGCACTTCTACAAAAGTCTTTATATCAGAATATCCTTCTCTGTAATAAAATTTGACTCCGTTTAATTCAGTTTTAGTTAGTTTCATTAGCTTAAAGCCTTAAGCGCTTTAATTAGCTCTTGGCCTATGTAGACTCCTTTTTTTCTTGCATCAGCTACTACTTCTTTTGCCTCTTCATAATCTTCTGGTCTAAACTCTATCTGTATTGCCTTCATTACATCGTTTGCTAATTCACTTGTAGGATCATCAAAATCATCTAGTGATCCGTAGTCTGGCTCATCTGCAAAGGTTGGTACATCTTCACCCCAACCTAAAACAGATAAATCGAAGCCATTTTCCATTAATGCCTCTAGTTCATGTTTCAATATGTCATCGTCCCAACTAGAATTTAAAGCCAGCTGATTATCTGCAATTATGTAAGCTCTGCGCTGATCTGGTGTTAAATGGGAAAGTGTGATAGTTGGAATTGTCTCTAGCCCAATTTTTTTTGCAGCTGCAATACGACCATGTCCACAAACAACATTACCCATGTCATCAATAAGTACAGGATTAGTAAAGCCAAACTCTTGAAGTGAGATTGCTAATCTTTCTATTTGTACATCACTATGTACTCTAGGGTTATCCTTATATAGGGTTAAATCTATTATTCTTGATTGTTTGATATCCTCTGGTGAGAATATTGGTAAGTCTGGTGTTGTGGTCATAGCGAGATTGGTAACTGTCCACACTTTAGCTCTTTTTTTGACAGGTACACTTCTTTAGGTCTTGGCTGTAACCATAACCGCTTACCGTTAAGGATTCTATAATTGCATTTCTGCAGAGGGTCATAAACTAGGTAATCTTTAGGTTTTTTCAAGGGTAGAAACGTATAGGGATAAAATTACAAGGCTCTTACAGAGCAATCTGGTAGGAGTAAAATCAGCTATTTAACGATTTAATAGTAAAATTTACTAATTGATCTTTAACTTGCTGCATTTCTGCAGGTAATTCTGGCTTTTTGTTTTTTAAGTTTTTTTGAATTAATCGATTCATTAGTGTTGCAGTATCTTTCCAAGCTTTTTTTCTTATATTATGCAGCTCTCTGATTATATCTTTATTTACATCAATACCTACATTATTTCTTATATTACCATCACCATTTCTAAAACCATGTGCAACTAATTGTGCCTCATCATTATATTTAGGGTAAACAGCTTCGCAATAACAAATAATAGCTAGATCACTGCCAGCCACTTTCTTTCCAGACTCTGTAATGTCGTAATCTGGTAGATAATTGTTAATTAATCCATCTGAATTATTAACTATTCCAGTATCATTACAAGCGTAGCAGTTATGAACTGGTGGTCTGAAAGTAATATCTCGATCTATTGCAGATCGTTTATAGTTTTGCATGGGGTTTTAAAAGGGTTGATCGCTTGATTTATTTGCAAGCATGGGATTTAATCTTGACTTAGTTTGGCGTTTACGCAACTCTAAAAACTGTTCATATTGTCCTTTGCTAATCCACCTGTGGCAATCTGGAAACTGTGGTACCCATTCAGCCTTTCTAATTTTCTTTATTCTTGCATCAATATCTGCCTGTAAACAATCTGGTAATTTTTCTTTAGTTTCTTTATCTAATTTTTGCCATGCCTCGAATGCAGGTTTCTTAGATTGGCTTACACATTTATCGCAATTCATTTCGGTATACATTTTCCAAAAATGTTCAAAATCTTTTGTATATTGATTTCTTTTAGTTTTTTGTTTTAGTTTAACTTGTTTTACTTCGGGTTCATGAGATACACCACCCCTAGTTGCTGTGGTAAACCCCCCTAGTTTATCTGGTGTACTGGTTGCTGAGATGAACTGCGGTTCACTACTGGATAGTTGAGGTGTTGGGACTCTGCATTCATGCCAAACTGTAACCCGATATGCATTAGTTTTTTGGCCATGTTCATCAGTTCTAGAAACTTTCTGTAACCAGCCCAGCGAACATAATTGTTCAACAGTATAAATAACCTTAGTTCTACACATACCTGAATCTTTTGCGATTGTGCTATAACTAGGCCAGATATTCGGGTAGTAGCTTTGCAGCACCCATAACACCGCTAACTGGTGTGGATTAATTCTTCCTTTCAAGGCAGTGGGCAAAGATACGAAAGGAGTCTTTTCTGGTATGAAACTCATTTTTTATGAAATATGTAATTACTGTTGAAGGAATTGAAGCTGCACCACAGGGCAGTAAAAGGCACATTGGCCGAGGAATAATGATTGAATCATGCAAAAGGGTGAAGTCATGGAGAGACGCTGTCAGGGTAGAAGCAAATAAAGTTGTTGGGGAGTTGATCGAAGAGCCAGTACATATTGATCTAGTTTTTTGGTTTCATAGACCGAAATCTCATTTAAACGCAAAGGGAGAGCTAAAGCAATCAGCGCCTAAATATCCTACTACAAGGAACAAAGGAGATATAGACAAACTATGTCGTAGCACTTTAGATGCTTTGACATTATCAGCGATTGCTGACGATTCGCAAGTGGTAAGTTTGCAAGCCCAAAAATATTACTGTGATAAAAAATATACCATCAAACCACATTCAATGATAACAATACAAACAATTGATAAAAGGTCGGGGGATAAGTAAACTATTCTCTTCTCGCATAGAATAGCCTCCCTGTCTTTTGTAGCTGCGTGTACTACAATATTGCAAAACTTTCAGACCTAGCTTTGCTATAGGTCATCAGGCTCCCCGACTAAAGTTTATTAAGCTCCACTTCCAAAGAGTAGCAGACACGGGCGATCAATCCAGCATCTAAATATTCTTTTTCTCTCTCGATACCTTTTACACTAGGGTTCTTTTTAAGAAAGTCCCTTAGAGCTACGCCATCTTCCGCTCTGAGATACATAAAAATATTCATGTAGGTGTTTAGATAGCAAAAACGTGTAAGTGCTTACTAGCCGATCATACACCTAAATTAACGGATCATCGTATTCGGGTATATTTTCATTGTAAATTTTGTCCTCTAACTCTTTAATCGTATCTAATAAAGAATAGGTTGCAGCTAATGCTGTTTCTACCTCTTCTATAGACCTTTGGTGGCATAAATAGTGTTTCCACTTTTGCAGTTCTAGCCAACAGAAATGCAGTTTTGCCTCGAATGCTAGAGATTGTTCAGATGGCATTTTGTTCTTGGAACTTGTCATTAGCTTCTTCATAGACGTCCTCAATATCGCGTCCATCGATCCTTACATCAACATTTAAGCCAAATTTCTTAGCACATAATGTCAGGTTATGAAAAACAACTATAAAAAAGTTAGGAACTGTATCTGTAAAGTTCCACTCATAACCATCTTTCCTAGAACAGTTTTGTACTAACCTGATTTGATTATCAAGTTGTTTCATACGTGGTGGAAACATTCTTAGGAATCTTTGTTCTTTTTGATTAAGTTTCATTAGAAAGGCTGCCCCCAGTTTTCGTATTGTTTTAGTGTGATTAAACCTTTTTTACAAAGTGCATCTGTGTAATCATTCCACTGTGTACGCTTGGCAACTACATCGCCTTTGCCATAGTTAGTGAAAGTTTTATAAAGTATTCTGAAGTCTCGGAGTGCTTCAGCTTTAGTCATTTTCTTTCGCATAGTTTTCTCCTAGTTGTTGAATAAGGTCTGCAAGTTCAATTTGTTTTTTAAAGTTTTCTCTTAGCCATTCACTCATTGCAAATCTACATATCTGCGAAGCTGAGACATTTAACTTAATAGCTAAAAGGTGTATAGCCTCATAATCTGAATTAGAGGCTGCACGGAAATAAATCCTATCGGAGTCCATTACCAGACTCCGTATAGATCTTTTAGCTTTTGCCTAGTGTCAACACCTTCATCGAATAATCTTTTCAATTCGTTTTTGTTGTTTTGCCACTTTCTGCAATCAGTTCTCATAGCATTGTTTTTTTCAATCCTCTGGCTAACGCTCTTAATGCGCCACTCTCTGTCAAATGTAGCGCCCATTGCTTTGCAATCAGCCTCAGACTTAGCAAGACCCTCTTCAGTAATAAGTGCAGCCTCTGTGTGTATCTCTTTAGTCAACCACTTCTCTAACTGAACAGGTAATTTAAGGAATCTTTCCCACTTAGCTTGCTCTTTAGCATCTGCTGCTGCTTTTTTCTCTGCAGCTTTCTTAGCTTTTTCCTCATCGGTAGCTCTTTGAACTTTGCTCTTGCCGATCATCTCAGCACCATGTCTTTCTGATCTGAACTGTGTGTACTGAGTAAGATGGCCATTAGCTGAGTTTTCACCATATCTGTAATTCCAGATCATGCGAACATAAATCTCAAACTTGGTCTCCTCTCTGCGCTTTGCAATGTCAGCTTCAGGTGCAATGTAGTCGTAGATGTGACCATATACACGGCCTTCAATAAGCTGGTTTGAATAGTTGACGTTCAAATCTACTTTCCAGATGTACTCTTGGTCGGTCATATGCTGACCAATCCTTGACTCAAGTAGGCCAACTGCTGCATCAGCTTGAGCCTGTGCATCTTTAACAATGTTTGCGTAGTGTGGATAGTAACGTGGCTCGTCCCAACCAAAGACAGGAGACTTTTCTTCTAATCTTCTGTCAACTTCTCTGACGTAGTGACCAGTGCTAGTGAAAGGCCATCTAATGCCTTGTTCTTTGTGAGCATCAACTTGTAAATTCTTAGTCTTACAAGTAGCTTGAACTTCAGCGATGAATGCGCTAGTGATTGTCTCAACTAGGTGCTGTTTAATGTGTTCTGGAGTAGTAAAAGTCATTTGCGAGAAAATGTAAAGTGCAGGCGCTTCCGCCATGAATTAATTATGACTCATTAATAGTAAAACCGCAACAGTAAACATCAGTAATATTCAATTATTGTAACTTTATGTCTAGTTGGGTTTACATCTGTGCATAGATGCGTCAGAATAAGAATGCGGTAAGTACCGCTTTTTTATCTCGCCAGTTTTATGGAACAGACACTTATACTCAAGCTTAATGATGAGCAGCTTGAAAACTTTGAAAACGCAATCACAGAGGCCATTAACAACCTACCTGATGATACAGAAGAGCTACAAGCAGCAGACCCAAATAGCTATGCAGGCACACTTCGTGATGTGATTGCAGCTATGGCTAAACAGACAAACAGAGGTTGCCAGATCTCTGAGTACATGAACTGTGAGGTTTAGTGATGTCTAAGAATGTTACTACTTACGATTGTGAACAAGGTACTATCCTCAAGTCTTACAGCACATTCGTAGCTTTTAAAAGTAAAGACGGAAATCACTTTATTACAAGAAAAAAACACAGCAAGACCACAAGCCGACACATCAATGATTTTTTTGGCGGTGAAGAGATTGTTGAGAAAATAGACAAAGTTTTTCAAACTGATCTAGACGTTATCGGTAAATTTTTGGAGGCTTACCACAAATGAGAAATTTATTTCTAATGATCGCAATGTCAGGGTTATTCTATACGACCCTGTCTGGCACTCTTTACGACATGACAGTAGCAGATTGTAACGCTGGTGTTGTCGCTGCTTGTGAGGAGATAGCCAAATGAAATTTGAACCAACCAAAGATAAAAATGAATGTCTTTTTCAAGGCTTTTATCTTTTATTTAATTGTCCTACTGAAAAACATCAAGACGAGGTATGTTCAATGCTTTTACTTATGCTGGCTGATCCAGACATAACTAAAGAACACGCTGAAACAGCATGTGCGCGAGCAATCGAAGCTGTATTTAATGAAAAACAACTGGAGAAATCTTACAATGGCTGATTTTGATTATCAGAAAATGAATGACTATGTTACCGCTGATCCAGAGGTAGCAGAACTTCGTGAAAAAAGAAATGCAACACGAAAGAAAATAGAAGAGTTGAAAGATTCTGCACGTAGGCATATTGAAAAAATGCACGGCTTGTACTTAGCAAAAACTGCTGTAGTTGGAAAAATATCCTATGAGCCTTGTACAGATGATGAAGATTTAGCTCTTGAAAGAACTACAGGCCAATGTGGTGAGTGCTGGGATGATGATTGGAGAACAGCAGCTGAAGTTGTTTTTGATGGACAACTTAGCTGTTCTATTGCCATCGGAAACTTAGCTAAACAAATTTATAAATTGTCTGAGGACATTAATATAATGTCTAGCTGTATTGAAAGATTAGAAGAAAATTTAAGAAAGCAGTATAGAGAACAATTTTATAAAGATCAAAAAAAACAAACTACTAAGGAGGTAGAACAATGAACGGAATGCAACGAAACCTAGATTTTACAAATCCACAATTACAGGAATGGGTAAAAAATTGTCCATATCCAATAACATCATTACAACAGTTGGCATTTGAACCAAAAGAAGTAAAACAAGTTGAGTTAGTAGTAGAAATTCCTGTAGATCAATGTGCAGTAAATTTTCAATACTATGGTCTTACACTTGGAGAAAAAACTAAAGAGCTAGAGACTAGATATCAAGAATTAGATAAAGAGTGGAAAAAATTAATTGTTGCAGAAGTAAAAGAAAAAAATCCAGTAAAATTAATACAACTAGAAGCAAAAACTTCACAAATTTATCAAGAGCGCAAAAAAATACTTAAAGACTTAAAAACTCTTATAGAGGCAGAGAAAACAGATGTATAACTCTATCTGTCTTACTCTCTTGGTCGTAGCAGCATATACAAATTTGTTGCTGACCATAAAAAAAACTGGCAGAGGAGACCCTTTTAACTCCCATACCAGTTTAAACCCCAAGAACCGCATTAAGCGGCCTAATTAATTATAACAATGATTACTTCAGAAATCGAACCATTATCAGTTGACTTTGCAAGCTATCAGGCAGACCCTGCATTCAGCGCCAGCGATCTAAAGCTTATTACAAAACAAAATGCTAGAGCGCTATGGCACTCAAAATTTAATGAACTGGCACCTCCAAAACTTCCAACACCCGCTATGAAGTTTGGCACTTTGTTCCATGCTATGTGCTTAGAGCCTGAAGAATTTACAGCTCAATATAAAGTTGTAGAGGACAAGCGCACTAAGAAAGGCAAAGAACAAGCACTCGAATATGAGAAAAAAGGTTTAATAGTAGTCACACCACAAGATGCTGCATTAGCTTCAAATATGATGCAATCAATATGCAACAACCCTGTAGCGTGGGAACTGTTGGACAAAGGCAAATCAGAACAAAGTTTCTGGTGGTCACACGATGCTACTGGCCTAGACCTTAAATGTCGCTGCGACAAAATTAATGGCGATACAGTTGTAGATTTAAAAACTACAGGAGAGGGTGGTTCAGCTCCAGATGTGTTCACTAGAACAATTACAAATCTGAACTACCACCTTCAAGCAGCACATTATTTGCAAGGTACAGGTGCTACAAATTTTATCTTTGTAGTAATAGAAAAAGTATTCCCCTACAACATAGGTGTCTACAAATTAGAAAACGAATTTTTAGATTATGGCTATGAACTCCAAGAACAAGCGCTTCTTAAAGTATCTGAAGCAGTTACGTCTGGAAAATGGCTCGGATACACCGATGCCACAGAGGATGGAATTGTCACGCTCGACAAACCCTACTGGCTTAGCAACTATGACTAAACCAGAATTTAAAGTCATGCAAATGACACCTGAGAAAGCTAAAAACATTCTTATTTCAAAGAATAGGAATAATAGGAATCTCAAAGCTAACAACTTAAAAAGGTTAGTTACAGCCATTGAAAATGGTGAATGGAAAGTCACTAATAATGGCTTGGCTTTCGATGAACAAGGCAACCTAATTGATGGTCAGCACAGGCTCGCAGCTATCGTACAAACTGGTAAAACACTTCCTATTTTAGTTTGTTCTAAAATGGATCCTCGTATATTTGATTGCGTGGATACTGGTGCTGCTAGAACTGCTGGCGATGGCATAGACATTCTTGGTAGTAGTCATGGAAAATACATCGCAGCTGCTATCAAGTGCTATCACTTATACAACCACTGGCCTAAACGTGCATGGTCTAGCACTGTAACTCCATCTTCAGCACAGATTGTAAAAATCTATGAAGAGAAAAAAGATCTTATAGAGGCTCTTTATTCTGTAATTTCTAAAAAACATAAAAATTACAAATGTTTTCCTATAAGTGTTGGCCTATGTTTCACAATGATTTGCTTAGATGCTGGCTGGTCAGACTTGCAAATGTGGGAGTTTTGGGACGCTGTAACATTAGGCGCAAACTTACAGCCAGATAGCGCTGTACTTTCTTTTAGGAATCAAATTACAAATGTTGAATACCGCAAGCGTGGCTGGTTCTCGCAAAGGTTTATTCTTAATGCCTTTATAGTTTGTTTTAACAAGCACGTTCAAAACATTCCTACTATCAGGTTTATTGCACCAAGACCAGATACAAATATGTATAAGGTAGAAAAACCAGCACAAAAAGAAACATCAATTTTGGAGGTTATTAAAGCGCAATGAGTGAAACTAATCCTAAATTAGCTTTTATCAAAGCATTACAACAAGCACAAAAAGAGTTTCCATCTCTAGTAAAAACTAAAGAGGTGGGTGTAGGTAAATTTGGATATAGCTATCTGCCATTAGAACAGATGCTCTCCAAAGTACAGCCAGTTTTACACCATAATGGTTTCCACTTGACTCAACTTTTTGGTTCTACACCAACTGGACAAACTACAATAAAAACTAAATTAGTCCACGTTGAAGGCCATGAAGAAGTTAGTGAGCTGCCTTTGTTTCTACCTCCAAGAGATTTAGAGAGAAAGAATGAAGCGCACGTATGGGGTGGTTCTGTTACTTATCAAAGAAGATACAGTATTAAATTAATTCTTGGTTTAGAAACTGACATGGATAACAACATGGAAATCGACCCTGAAGAACCAGCAAAGCCACATAAAAGGCAAGCTAGTGTAAAACCTAAACAGAACATAGCTGTACTAGCTAACGCTGCTATTGTGAAATCAACAACAGTAGAAAAGTTAGAAGAACACGCTAAAACTCTCGCAAGTAGATTTGAAGAGGGTTTATTGTCCAGAGAACAATATAATAAACTTATTGATCTCATTGCCACTAGGAGGAAAGCATTAACAGCATGAACCAAATCGAACAGCAATTCTTGACATCTGACCAGTTAGCTGAGAGATATGGGCTAAGCCCTGCAACTATTGTTGATTGGAGACGTAAAGATCGTGGACCCGAATACTATACACTTCCCAAATATGCGGTATCATCAGGTTCCGCTAAGGTTCGCTACGACATTAAAGCGATTCTTGCGTGGGAAAAAGAAAACAACATTACACCTAAAAACCCTTTTTAACTATGGCTAAAGTACAACCAGCATTTACTGCTAAATTCAGAATCCTTGACAACCCCAACCCTGCCAATGATTATGCCCCAGAAAAAAATATAATTTTTGATTTTACTATTGAAAATGCACTAAAAGCTGCCGAGTTTTTTATGAAAATGCATGACAAAGCAGAAAAAGAAGGTACAACAATCAGAGTCTATACAGACAAGAAAGAGTACCATGAAGAGGCTGGATTTACGCTTTGGGGCGGTATGTGGGGAAATAGTGGCAAACTAGCCCCATTACCACCAAAGGACTCATCACAGAGCAAGTCAGCGGCAGAAGAAACAATTAGCGTTGATGACCTACCTTTCTAAGTTCCCTAGCGACCCTTATGAGGGTCAAATATTTTACGACCCTGACACAGACAGAACTTTTGAATGTCAATGTAGAGATCCTTTAAATTGTATGGTAAACCTACACAAAACACTTTTTGAGTGGGTTGATATTAGTAAAGAAATATAAATTAGGGCATCAGGGTGTTTCTTGGACGAATTTCCCCCTGTGTAAGTCCCTAATCTTTCCCAAACAAAATATATTTAAGGTGCTTTACAAGAGGCACTTTTTTTTTTATTTTTCTCCTACTTTTTAGAAAATTTAGCATTTCTTGTTGCGTACACATTATCTCAAGAGCATTAGCAATAAAATGTGATTGTTTATGATTTGCCCGCGCTAACTGACTAGCTAGTTCTCTTAATTCATTTATATCTTTTATAGTCGATAATTCTGCAATAGAACTTTCTACAGCAAACTCAGACTCTAAACTTGGTCTTTTCGTAAGAATGTTTATAATACTTTTCACTTGTACTCTGGCCATAGATGCACTGCTACATAATCAACAATTTGGTCATCTATTGTATTGTCTGTGGTTTTTGCTAAAGCCTTTAAAAGATCAAGAATTAATTTTTTTATTGCATTCGTTTTTACGAATGTCATAAGAATAGGTTTGAGTATGCGTATCATAATTTTTGTGTTACTTTCCAAACATAGCTAATTTGCTAGTATTAAACAAGATTCTTTACTTTTATGGAAGATCAAGAACCAAGCAAAGTTGAGACTATTGTTAAAGTCTGTGTACTTCTTTGGTCGGCAACTCTTTTATCTCTTTCGTACTATGAGCCACCTAGTGGTAAAAAAATAGTAGACTTTGATCCCACTTTTATCGCCTCAATTTTTAGTGCATCAACCGCTTCACTAGGTTTTCAGATAAAAAAGAAAAAAGATACTATAGTAGAGAGTAAGAACAACAAAGTAGGTACAAAATGAAAAAACTATTTTCTATTCTTTTACTTACAGGTATGCCAGCAGCATACGCCGACCTAAATCATTCGATAATGTCAACTGTTAAGTTAGAAGCTCTATCAGCGGCTACTAGCTCAGATAAAATAGGGTCTAGTTACTCTGTGTCAGGTAATGGTGTAACAACTGTAAACAGTGATGGTGACTCAACTATCGGTGGACTAGGCACAGTTAGTAATGGCGTACCAGCTTTAAATACAATCACAGCTTCACAAAGTACATCAGGTGATAGCTTCTCATTTTCTCAAAGTTATTTAGAGGGAGATGCCACACCTACAACAGCAGCAACGGTTGGTGAAGTTCCAAACTTCTCAGATATTACGAGTTCAGCAGCAGCTAGTGTAGGTACAGCAAGCATAACTCTAGATAATCATACAATAGGTTTAGATGCTGGTACAGGAACAGGTATAACTTTAACTGGACAATTTGTCACCGACCTCCAAATAGACTAGATGTGGAGGACAATACCTTTTGTTTTATTTATATCTAGCCCTATCTACGCTGTGCCTGTGGTCCCTAATTTCACTCAGGGTAGTTCTCAAAGTCGAACAGAAACTACCACAAATATTACAGAGACTATACGAACAACAAACTATAATTCTGGATATACTTATTCAGTTACAGGTTCAGGTGTTAGTCACGATGGATCAACTATTTCAGCTCCCAACGCAACAGTTACCGAGACCATAAATGGTACAACTTATACATGGACAGGTTTAGATTTAGGAGAAAAACCAAACTGGACACTAACAAATCAGGGAGACGCTTTTCAATTTACAGAAGTTTATACACCTGCTGGTCTACAATCAGTTTCAGATGTAACGAGAACCATAGAGTCCCAAAGCGTAACAGATACAACTACAATATTCTCGCAGTAATAGGATTATTATTTGGGAGTCCAGCGTTTGCTAATACCTCAAACACTGCGGCTCCATCAGCTTCCGCTAGTGGATCTGTTTCTAATTTTGCAACGCAAATTTTACAGGGTAATACTATAGAAAATCATTACGGTAACGGTATCAGATGCCAAGGGCCACAAATGTCATTTAGCCCATTTGTCACCACTTCATTTAATCAAAAACGACCACAAGACTACACATATTTTACACCTGTCTACGACAACACCACTGATGATGAAGGAAATTTAGTCAATGCTGGTGATATTTTGTATTATCAAGAAAACTATAGCGGTAACAGAGATTCTCTAGGATTAAATGTAGGAGCAGCATTAACCTTTACTTTTCCGTTAGATAATAGATTTCAAGATGCGTGTTTAAAATCTGCTACGACCCAAGAGAAAATACAAAGTCAAATACTATCTAAGGAAAGATTGAACTATGAACTCGCACGTTTAAAAAATTGCGGAGAATTAGCAATTCGGGGCATATCATTTGCTTCTGATAGTCCTTATCATGACCTATGCAAAGATGTAATCGTTACTGAAAAGATGAATCAAGTATTACCGCACACTCATAAATTAGAGCAGTAGACAAGCACGGGTTGAAACTTGTCTACCTAGACGCCCTATCCATTGCCTTGGCGAACAGGGTTTTTTTATTCTACCTTATCTTTCTTCTTTGTCAGTTTCTTTATTACATTTTTAACTACTGGTTTTACTAAATTAAGAATGATCGGAGCAGAACAGCCGACCAAAGCAAGACTAAAAACCCCAGTAAACTGCTTAAAACTTGGAATGTATTGGGAGATGAACGGTACGTCTTCATACAAAGTGATACATTCAATCCCATTTTGCCCTCTTTCATAGCCAATAACACGTTCCAGCTTTTTATCGTTACGAAAATCACCGATTTTTTGCTCTTTGTTACTAGGACAAGGTGGTATTTCTAATTCTTCGTCTTTTTTCTTTCGTGGTATCTGAGGTTTCTGCTGCGGAGGTTGTTCTTGTTGCTGTTCTTGCTGCTCTGCTGGTGCGGTATATATAAAATTTGCAGGGTTGTACTCAAGTGGTTCAAAGCTAGGAATATGAAACGTACCACAGGCTTGATATGTGCCTAGTTCATCCTCATTTATAAGTCCTGTTAGATTATTTCTATGTGCGTCAACACAAGCTGGTATATCAACAACTGGTTTGTAAATGACATCTAATATAGGTTGCTGTACTTCCCATGGTCTTATTTTTGGAACGTAAACCTTTTTTATTTCAATCTTTGGTATCTTCGTCATCTATATTTCCAATAGAAATAG